CTTGCCCTCAGAACACAAGAAAGTAGCTGTTGTCATTCTCTACAAGGACAGGACATGGGAGCAGCGAGACATGCAGTTCATGTTGCCCGTAAACGCTACGGACGAAGAGATCTACAGACACGCAGTACACGCAACAATGAGCAGTCTCGCAGCAGTCGGTGACATTGAGAAAGTCTACACTGTCTCTGTCATAAGTGGCACACAGGACATAGAAATCGAGTACAAGGAAAAGAAGGAAGAGGATGCCTCTACACACTGATTACAGGCCGGAAGAACTGGATCAAATCGTCGGAAACGAGACTCTGACGAAAGCGATCCGAGCAGCAATCACTAGAGACAATCCATTCAAGACGTTCCTACTCACTGGGCCGTCCGGATGCGGAAAGACAACTATCGCACGGATACTCAAGAATGAGCTAGGAATCTCTCAATTCGACTTCAAGTACTACAACGCATCGAACACAAGAGGAATAGACACAATCCGTGAAGTCATCATGGATATGCAGTTTGCGCCGATGGACGGAAAGTACAAGATGTACGTGTTTGACGAGTGCCATCAGTTGACTCCTCAAGCACAGGAAGCGTTGTTGAAGGACACGGAGGAGCCGCTTCCTCACATATTCTTTGTGTTCTGCACAACTGATCCGGACAGACTGAAAACTACGTTCAAGCGAAGAGGATTCCAAGGACAAGTCGAAAAGCTGATCCGGAAGGACATTATCAGTCTCTTGAAGGATGTTCTTGAAGCGGAGCTAGAGTTCCACAGAGACAGAAAAGCGAAGATCAACGCAAGGAATCAGGAAGCGAAGAAGACAGACAAGAAGATCGCAAAGCTGGAACAGATCCCAGGAGAGATACTGTCAGCAGTAGCGGACGCTGCGGACGGGTCCCCAGGACAAGCGTTGAAGCTTCTGGATCAAGTCGTTGACATGGATGATCTGTCGAATGCTATCGACTCCTTGCAAGTTGTCTTCGGAGATGAGGTCACGATTCTGGAGTTAGCCCAGACGATTGCGGATCAGAGAATCCAAGTGGATACGAAGTGGAAGAAAGCACAGGAACTCCTGAAAGCGATGGAGATGGAGCCGGAAGTGATACGGAAAGGAATACTGACGTATCTCGGCAAAGTGATGCTAGGAGGAGGATCGTCCGTTCTTATTCGGATGATGATCACAATCTTTTCAGAGAGCACGATGTACAGCTACAAAGCTGGGCTCGTAGCTCAGTGCCACGAAGCGTGTTACATAGGAGAGTAGGATGCTCAGAGTAGTATGGGAAGTTGATGATGGCTATGCCGGAAAGTCTCGTCCTCAGTATACAGAGATTGACGAGTCTGAGTTTGAGGAAGACATGACGGAGCAAGACCGACAGGATGTAATAGAAACACTTGTGCAGGAAGACTTTCACAACAAGATCTCCTGGTACATCAAGAGAATTGAAGAGGTTTGATCATGTCTGACGACTACAAAGCAGATCTGGAGATAGACTTCTTTGCTCTGCATCACTGCTACAGAGATCAAGCTGCAAACTTCATGGAGTGGGCCGAGAGATGGGCAAACAAAGTCCAAGAGCGTGATCTCCGGAGACGCTTTCTGAGAATGGAGATACGGAAGGACCCGGAGAAGTACGACTTGAAGCTGAATCCTTCTGTTGCTGCTGTGAATGCACTCATGGAGGAAGATGAAGACTTGATCAGACTGAACTGGGAGTGCCGCGTCCTTGAGTCTGCGAAGGACGCGATAGCTTCCGTCAAGTTCAACATTGACGGTCTGACTAAGCTCTGGTTGAACGGATACTTCAGTGGACCTCACCCGTCCACGATGAGAATCAAGGAAGAAAGATCGGAAAGGGTAAGACAGACCCAGCAGGAAGGACTTAAACACTCTAAAAGGATTGGAGGAAGGAAACATGACATCACAAGCAAGGAAGAGGATGGCACAGCAGAAGGAGGACCTGCAGAGACGGCACAAGGAGAGCGCGGACAGGAGTAGTCAAGGACAGTTCGGCACAATCTTCCTCCGAGACAAAGTTCCGGAAGGAGTCACGTTCTGGAACTGCAAATCGGACAAGCATGTGATCGACATCATTCCGTACTTTGCAGGAAAGGACGATCCGAATGCGGAGGAAGGAAAAGCACAGTATCTCCTAGATATCTGGGTCCACAGGAATGTCGGTGCAAGAGATCTAGTGTACGTGTGTCCCGCTTATACATGGGGAGAAGCTTGCCCCGTCTGTGAGGATCTGAAGGAGCAGGACTACGACGAAGACTACTACGACAAGATGAAAGCGAAGCACAGAACGATCTATCTCGTGTGGGTCCACGACTCCCCCAAGGAGGAGAAGGAAGGAATCAAGATCTGGGACGTTGCTCACTTCTTCATGCAGAATCACTTGGACGAACTTGCGGAGTCTCCTCGGAGCGGAGGAATTGTGATCTTCTCCGACCCGGACGAAGGAAAGATGATCGGATTCTCGCGCAAAGGAACAGGAGCGATGAACACGAAGTTCATAGCGCATCAGTTCATAGAGCGAGACGAGCCAATTCCGGACGACATACTTGAGTCTGCTTTTCCTCTGGACAGCGTTGTCAAGATGCGTCCGTCCTACGAAGAGATCGAGAAAGCGTACAGAGGAACGAAATCGGAGCCAGCAGAGCAGCAGCAGGAAGAGCAAGCTGCGGAGGAAGAGGAGCCGCGCAAGAGGAGAGTTCCACTCCGGAGAGAGCAGAGCACGGATGACAACGAGTGCCCAGCAGGAGGACGCTTTGGAGTGGACATAGACAAGTTAGCTGACTGCGAGAAGTGCGCTGTCTGGGACGACTGCGCTGCGGAGTTCAACAAGGAAGCGGAGCCGGAACAGGAGCAGCCGGAAGAGAAGAGAAGACTTCCTAGAAGACGAGCGACAGAATGAGTTTGATCAAACGATCAGTAGATCAAGTCGTTGAGGAAGCAGGGTCAGAGTCGGAAGAGATTGTCATCCTGAATAAGGGCAACTTTGATCATTCAGTCTCTACCGGTTCTACCCTGCTCGATCTCGCAATCTCCGGAGGAAAAGTCAATGGAGGAGGAGTCCCTGGTGGAATCATTATGGAGGTATTTGGCCCACCTTCTGTTGGAAAGACAGCGATACTATCGGAGATATGTGCTAGTGCAGAAAATCGAGGTGCCCGGACACGCTTTCTCGACCCGGAGGCTAGACTTGATTCTGAATACTCCAGAATATACGGCGTCGACCTCAACAAAAAAACTGATTATCACAGACCAGACACGGTCACCGATGTCTTTGGCCTCATCCAAGGATGGGACGTTGAAGATGCTCCTTTAGGATCATGCAACACGATCCTGACAGATAGTCTTGCTGCTCTGTCCTCCGAGAAGGAACTCTCGGAGGAAGGAGACAAGATGGCCGGACGTAGAATAGCGAAAGACTTCAGCGAAGGGTTGCGGAAAACGTGCCGTCTGATCCGACAAAACAACTTCCTCATCGCTTGCTCCAATCAGATGCGGACAGCAGATTTCGGTGACACGACTCCCGGAGGAAAAGGAATTCCATTCTACGCAAGTCTCAGGATCAAGATGCATCCAGCAAAAGGAGGTCACATAACAAAGAAAGTCAAGTTCCACGGAAAGGATCAAGAGAAAGTCATTGGAATCACATCTGCTTGTGAAGTTGTGAAGTCCAGCATTGACGCTCCGTACAGGAAAGCACTTGTCTACATCCTCTTCAACTATGGAATAGATGACATCCGTGGCAACCTGCAGTGGCTCAAAACAGTCACGAATGCAAGCACGTACAACGCAATCGACAAGGAGTACAAGAGTATCCGAGATGCGATCCGGCACATTGAGGAGAAAGGACATGAGGAGGAACTCAGACAGAACACAATATCGACTTGGGAAGAACTACAAGAAAGATTCCTCGAAGTACGATCACCTAAGCGCAGGAGCTAGACGGAAGCTTCGGAGAGAGTACGTCTGCCCAGTCACAGTGGAGGAAGCAAGAAGTCTCTACGCTCAAGGACGGACTCAAGTATGGAACGAAGCATTTCACTCGATCAGAGGAACGACACTGCAAGAAGATAGATGGTACAGAAGTGACG